CTGGCACGCTCGTTGGCCATCGCTTTGGGCATCCCTGAGCAGGCGCTGGACCGTCCAGGAACAGCACGGGCTATGGATCTTCATGCCATGCGCGATCGTAGCTTCATGAACGCTGTCCTCCCACGTATGCAGTTTATCGTGGACAAGCTGAGCCGCAACGACCGCACCTGATGAGCCTGCTCCGAGAGATCACCAAGCGAGACGAAGAGGAAGAAGCCGCAGACGATGCGGGCGAGACCTCTTCCGGACCGGTCACCCCTGAGGATGGCTGGTCAGTGGGACACCTTGCCAACCACGGCATGCTTCTCTCGTGCGATGGCTTTACCCTGAAGCTGGACATCGACCAGCTCAACAAGCTCTTTGACCTGGCTGAAGATGGTGAGAGCGGTGAAATCAAGGACCATGCTGGAGAAGCTGTCTACGTTGAGGTCGACCACCCCCGCATCATCCTCTCTCGCAACAACGATGACACCTATCCCGAAGGCGTCGTCCTGGATGCCGAGACCCTGAAGGAGATGGGTATCGAGCAGCACGAGCAGGAGCGTGAGCAGCAACCTGAGAAGCCTGAGGACAAGGACGCCGAAGGTGATACTATGGACAATGGAGAGTTGGAAGAGGGCATCGATGCCGACGACCAACCGACCAAGAAGAGCCGCGGCTTCAAGATTACCTCTGACTTCCGTAAGGGTCAGAAGGTTGCAGCCGAGCTTCCAAAGACAAAGACCCGTATCAAGCCCCACCTGGCTTCCCGTGGACGGCGTATCGTTCGACTGCTCAGAGGTCGACGCACGCCGGCTTCAAAGAAGCAGGACACCGGTATCGACAACTCGAACGCCATATGAAACAGCTCAACGCCAACATCACCGACGAAGGTGCAGCCCGCATTGACGGCCTCTGCCTGGAACTCGATGTCACGCCCGCACAGCTTCTCCATGCCGCCATCATGCTCATCGCATGGGCACATGACGAGGTCAGGGCCGGAAACACCATTGCTTCCTGCAATGAAGGTCACATGACCTACAAAGAGATCGACATCTTCACGAACATCAAGTGAAGTTCCCCTATCCAGAGCTGACGACTACCTCCTACAGAGGTCAGCGTTGGTATGACACCCCGGTTGGGCACTACCCATCGATCACAACCATTCTTGGCGCCACCGAGCCGCCCGAGAAGAAGGCCTCCCTGCAGCGTTGGCAGGAAAGTCTTGGTGTCTCCAAGGCTGCCGCCGTCACCAAGGCTGCCGCCGACCGTGGCACCAATGTCCACCTGCTCTGTGAGCGCTACCTGCAGGGTGAAGCCGTTGATGCACCCATCAATGGGCAGCCGGTGCCCTATGCCGACATGGCCTCCTTCAATGCCCTCAAGCTGAAGCTGAAGAGCGTCAACGAGGTCTGGGGCCAAGAGGTGGCCCTCTACTCGTCGGTCCTGGAGCTGGCAGGACGGTGTGACCTCATCGGCGTCTACAAGGGTCGGCCAGCCATCATTGACTTCAAGACCTCTACCAGGGTCAAGCAGCACAAGGACATCGAGGCCTACAAGCTGCAGCTCTGCTTCTACGGCACAGCTCACAACGAGATGTTTGGCACCGACATCGATGAAGGTGTCATCCTGATGGTAGCCGACACTGGCTTCCCGATGGAGTTCAACGTGAAGCTCTCAGAACACCTGCCCGAGCTGCAGAAACGGGCCCAGAAGTTCTGGCAGGACGCCATGGACGCCATAAATAGTGCTGACTGAAGGAGCACCCAACATGACAACCCCAATCAACGAGATGAACCTGCCGATGGTCAGCATCGCCCCAACGATCGCTGGCATGGCGGTCGATACATCGATGGCGACGTCGCCAGCGCCGGCAATGGAGCCAGCCGAGATCACCGTCTGCTCGCCTGACTACAGCAAGCGGGCCGAGGACATCACGGTCTACTCGCAGAGCATCACTCCTACCGCCTACAACCAAGAGGATGCCATGGCCTCCTTCGACATCGTCTTCTCGGTAGGTGTCCGCTGCGGCGACGGCTCCTCGAAGACCTACCAGGTGGTGAAGCGCATCAGCCTTGACAAGTGCAAGCTGGCCGCTGAAGCCGAGACCTCGACGCCGGTATCGGTCGTGGAAGCCGTCAACAAGGCCGCCGTCAACCGCTTCCGTATCCTCGCTGGGTTGGCATAATCATGGCACAGGTCGTCATTTTTGCCCCTGAAGGGGAAGACGTCTCTGCTGGTGAGCAGGCGCTGAAGGATGCTGGTCACGATGTTGAGGTCATCGAGGCAACTGCTGAGAACCTGCTACACATGGCTGTCGGCATGATCGAGCACAAGTCAGCTGACAAGGAAGACGAAGCTGAGCCTGCCGCTGAAGAGCCAATGGGCGAAGAGCCACCTGCCGAAGAGACCCCGCCAGAAGCCGCCGACGAGGCACCACCTGCCAAGATGGAAGCGCTGCAGGACTGCGACTTCGACGGCGTGGCGCTGGCCTCCAAGATAGGTCGGAAGACCCGGCTCTTTGTCAAGGAGCTCAAGGGCGGCGACCGTAATACCATCGTCATCAATGAGAGCGCCTTCTCATTCTGGGGCAACACAATGTCCGTCTGGCTGAAGATGCCCGACGGTGTCACCAGCTCAGTCACCGTGCCAGTCTATCAATCCCGCTTCGGCGCCACCTATCTTGAGGTAGGTCCTGATCTGCACGCCCACTTCTGAGCATGATCAAGAGCCCGTTCTTCGTCATCGAGGATGCTGTTTCTCCTGCTAAGTGTGATCTGATCACACAGCAGCTTGGCATCCAGGTGCCGTCAATCGACACCGACGGGCGTCCCCTGAAGCATGAGCGGTTGGTCGTTGATGCGGCGTTGCTGAGCTATCTGCACGAAGCCATCACCCCGTCGCTTGATGCTCTTGAGGAGCGCTACGATTCACCGCTTCGTGGTTTCTTGCCTCCGATCTTCCAGCAGTACTTTGAGAATCCCAACCGCCCAGCTGAGAAGCACGGCTGCGAGAGTTCAGAGTACAAGCGTAAGAAGTGGACGAAGGTCAAGGATGTCGACCTGGTCGGCTTCCTCTGGCTGAAGGACTTCAACAGCGGCGTGCCGCTTGATCCACGCTTTGAGACCTACGGCGGCAAGCTGGAGTTTCCAGCCTTCAACTTCAGCCTGGTGCCCAGTCGTGGCACCATCGTCATCTTCCCGGCTGGACCACACTTTATCACCGCCATCTCGCCCGTCTTGGTGGGATCGCTGGAGATGGTGAAGCTCAACCTGCAGCTGAAGGCAGGATGGACCTACGATCCAAGGTCCTACCCGGGCACCTTCACCGAGTGGTTCAACTAGGTGTAGATCTTCCAAGCTCCAATGCTGGAGCTATCTCCGTCCCACTCGTAGACCTGCGTCAGCTCCTGTAGCCGACCTTGCACATCCTCGCCATAGTTGATGTGGACGATAGAGCGGGTTGGTCCAGTGCTCTCAGCATTGGGATCAGCGGGTAGACCGTCGCCTCCTTTCAACCGCTGCTCATCGAAGGGCAGTAGCACAGGCTCGTCGAAGCCCACATCCTGGAAGTCCTCATTGACCGGATCAGGGGTGGCAGCGCCTCCCGGATCGGCAGCTGGCTTCGGCTGGCGGTTGGTCATCTGGATCCACGGATCGTTGGCATTGATCAGGGCTCGTAGCTTGTCGATATCCCAGCCGGTTGAGCTGGTTCCGGTCGTTGCATCAGTCACCGTAAGCACCTCCAGGGGATAGATTCTGATGCGCGGGCGTATGGTTATCACATCGGTTGAGGTGAAAACCGACTGCCCGGGGGTGAGCTTTACCGCTAGCTTGCCGGGGATCGTAAAAAGCTTGGAGAATGAGAAAGTGCCAACATCCGTCAAGGTAGGCGCAGCGTGCGCTATTTGTGCGCTAATGCTATTGGCGCTGCGCGCTCTAGGTGTCGGTGTGTCGAGTTGGTCGATGACGATGTACTCACCGGCCTTGAGGTTGAGATCGAGCAGGTTGACGGTAACGTTGCCTTCAACGTTCTCGGAAAAAGAGAGATTGTAGTTGGTGACGACGCAGGC